CGAATGGATGCGTCGAGTTCACTCTCAGGATATTCGTATTCTTATTGTCTCTGAAACCATCAAGAACGCTATTAAGCTCGGCGGTCGCATAGCAAATCACTACGAGAATAATGACCTCTTCCGTCAACTATTCTTTGATATTCTCCCCACTGAAAAAGAGACATGGACAGCAGATTCTCTCCACCAGAGGCGCACAGCTGCTGGCCGAGGTCACGGAGAAGGAACCTTTGACTTTATCGGAGTCGGGGCAGCTCTTCAAAGCAGGCACTATAATTTAGTAATCGAAGACGATATGGTAGGTCGCGAGGCTCGCAAAAGCCTCATAGTCATGGCAGATATAATCGACTATCATCAAATTCTCGCTGGAGCTACAGACTTTGATATAGATAACCCTGGTAAAGACTTTGATGAACTTCTAGTAGCAAATCGCTGGGGCTATGATGATCTCAACTCCTATGTTCGCAGGGAAGAGCCTTATTTTTCTTGGACTACGCATTCTGCTCTTGGAGGTTGCTGCTCTCTTCATCCCTTTGGGGAGCCTATCTACCCAGAAGGCTTTACTAAGGAGAAGCTCCTTCGATGGAAACAGCGTCTAGGAACTTACCACTTTAGCTGCTTCGGAGTTGGAACTTTAATTCTTATGTCAGATTTCTCTGAAAAACCAATAGAGAATCTGAAGTTAGGAGATGAGATTGTTGGTTATACTACAGAGGGATATATGTCTCTGGCTAAAGCTAGAGTAGAAGCTGTGAATGTACGAAAGGCTATAGCTATAGAAGTCACAACATCTTCTGGGCGAACTTTCATCTGTACTCCAGATCATAAGTTCTTGAAACGCTTTCATAGGGATAGAGGTCTTTATGCTTCTCTTATGGATCTTGACAAAGGTACTGTATTAGATGAACTTATGTCAGTCTATACTCCATGTAAAGATCCTACTCCAGAAGAACAACGTGATCTTGATTGGCTTGGAGGAATTTTCGACGGAGAAGGGTCTTGCGGAGTTTCAGGTCAATGCTTAATCTCACAATCTCCTACAGTAAATCCTCTTGTCTATGCTGAAATCACTGCTACCTTAGACAGACTAAAGATTCCTTGGGGATATGTAAATGAATCAAAGCAAATAACTGTTCAAGGAGGACGTGGACTTAAAGTAAGGCTTCTAAAACATGCTAAAATGGCAAAGCGTCAAAGATTTATAGATAGTATCTGGAATCGTTCTGGAAGAGTAGCTGAAGATGGCGGGTTTGATAAAGTCTCAAAAATAACTATGATCGGTGAGGTAGATGTTTATAACATTCAGAGCAGCACTGGAAACTACGTAGCAGCAGGTTTCGCAACTAAGAATTGTCAGTTTCTCAACTGTCCTCTAGACCCCGCTAAAAAGAAGTTCAACATCTCTGACTTTCGTTACTTCAACTTCGAGCGTATTTCTGGCGCTCTTGCTATTCCTAAAGAACCAAAGGATATGCCCTGGCAGCATGCAAAGCGTCTGGAAATTGTCCATCCCCAGCAGTACAGGACAGTAATCCGCCATCACGTAGCCGAAGGCGATGTCGAAGAAGATGTTTTCCCCCGCTATCTAGACCGCTACATCATCACCGATCCTAACCACTCTGGCGAGCATCCTGATAACATGCTTGCTCGGGGAGGTCGTTGCCGTCATGCTATCATTGTCGTTGGTATTCAGCACTCGCCCCGCAGACTTTATCTCCTTGACCAATGGGCTGAAGCCTGTAAGATAGATCGCTATGTGGAGAAGATTCTCTTCTACGCTATCAAGTGGAAGATGAAGCGTATCCACTGCGAAGAGGAAGGCGGGCAGAAGTTTCTTATCTACCACTTTAACTTCTACCTCCAACAGAATGTCAAGGATCATCCTGATCTAGAAGGCATGTGTATGGTCTCGCTCAAGAGCAGTCGCGCAGCCGATGCAAAGCAAGAGCGAATTGACAATACCATCCCAATGGTAGAACGTCATGAAGTCTGGCTAGATGCGAATAACTGCTCTGACTTCCGCGAAGAGGCTGAAAAGTACGGCCAGCAACGCACAACCATAGACCTTCTTGACTGCTTTGGCTACATCCCACAGCTAGCACCTGTTCAAGTTACTAGTGACGATAGTATAGAGGAATTTCTCAAAAAGCAAAGACAGAAATTTACTCGTGGCCTTGCATCTATAGCTTAAGGAGCATGAAATGTCTGGAAAGCCGATTCTTTGCCTTGACTTTGATGGCGTCTGTCACAGCTATGATAGTGGCTGGAAGGGTGCTACTAACATCCCTGATGAGTATGTACCGGGACTTTTTGAGTTTCTAGAAGAAGTCACTAAGTACTTTGATGTTCAGGTATTTTCTACTCGTTCTCATCAAGAAGGTGGAGTAGAAGCTATGCTAGCATGGTTCTACGATCAGCGTAAGCTATGGCGTTCGAGAGGTGGTCAGAGTAGTTTTGATCCTCTTACTATCTCTTTTCCGACTGAAAAGCCTCCGGCTTTAGTCTCTCTCGATGATCGTTGCTTACTCTTTACCGGGGCATGGCCTAAAGCAGAAGAATTGTTAGCTTTTAAGCCTTGGAATAAAATCTGAACTGGAGGTTTTGTGCCTTTTAACCCTCCAATCCGTGTCTCTCCGAAAGACTTTGGGAAAGATAACTATGACGACCTCTGTCGCTTTATTAAGGAAAAGATAGAGCATCTAGATCGTCGTCTCAGTACTTTCAGAACTTCTACTCTTCCTGAGTATGTCCGTCTCTACAAAGGAAAGCCTAAATCCGACAATATAAGCTGGCCTTGGGATAATGCCTCTAACTTAGTAGTCCAGCTCATAGGAACCTTCTCTGACGAGCTTCTTGCTCGTCAGATGGCAGGGATCTGGATGTATGACCCTCTATGGACCGCTAACTTAGCCGGGGACACTCCTACTAAAGAAGGCGAGGAGATGAAAGAGGTTTATCAAAATCTCTTACAGGACATGGCTTATGACTCTCAAGAGCTTGATCTTTACAGGGTGGAACAAGGTGCTTTCCACAGTGCGAACAAGTATGGCACGGGTGTTGTTCATTTTCCGTGGGAGTATCAGAAAGAAATAGAATTCCTCTACATCGGTGGTGGCGGAGTAGGCTCAGAGGAAGATACTCTTCCCGAAGGCCATGAGAGCGAATTTGTTAGCAGAGATGGCCCTCATCCTGAGATGGTTCCTCTGAATCGCTGGGGCTTTGATCCTAATTGCCCGAACTTAGGAAACATGAAGTTCTTCTATCACATTGATACTTTAGACTTCTGGGATGTTAAGAATCTCCCTGGCAAGAGTCCTTACTACAAGCAAGTAGATATAGACAAGCTCCTTCTAGCCCCTGACGCTACTCAGGAAGATGAAATGGAGCAAGCGTTTACCGAAGAGAAGAAGATCGACTCAGGTGGCGTAGGTGATGGTGCAGCTAGATGGTACATTCATCGCTGTATCTTTACTTATCGTAAAGATGGCAAGAACTACTGGTTCTTTGCAAACTATCACAAGCGCAGTGAGAAAGTCTTCTTCATTGTCTATAACAACTACCCCAAGAACATGCGACCTTATGAAGATGTCAAGCTCGCATATGATGAGGAGAGCTACCTTGGAACAGGATTTGCAGAACTTCTCCATGTTTATCAGAAAGAGCTATCCAATAACATTAACTGGCGAACAAATAACCGCAATTATGCAATGCTTGGAGCTTGGCGCGTTAGTCCCGAATCTAAACTCAGTAGCATCCTCGACGTATTCCCTGGCGTTGCGATACCAGCTAGGCAGGGAGAGCTTGAATGGGTTAAAACTGCAACTGACGTTGGATATAACAACGCGCCAGATGAATTTATTCAAGCCTGTGCTAAGGAGCGAGCTGGTATCGATCCCGCAATGGGTGGAACTGGAGGAGGGATAGTAAATCCCAAGAGAGGTATCTACTCTGCCGCAGGAACTAGCATGGTTCTCACGCAGCAGAATAACAGAAACAGCTTGCGCACTTCGGACATGCGCTCCGCTCACGTTAAGATAGGCCAGAAGATAGGCAACATGTACGCGGTCTTCGGAATAGGAGATCGCTTACGTCGCTATGGATCTAATGCTGAGATGTTGAAGAAAGCATTAGATGCTGTAGCCTCTGGTTCTCTGGGCCTTCGGCTGCGCCCTACTAGTGCAGCTCTGAACAAAGAGCTTGAGCGCCAGAACGATATCCTTCTCTCTGACAAACTCCAAGCTTACTACCAGCGCCAAGCTCAAGTCATAGAAGCAATAATGAATCCTCAGTGTCCTCCCCCTATGAAGGATTATTTTGTTCAGACTCTCATCGCCAGTAGAGTCTTGATGCAAGCTCTCATTCGCAACTTTAATAAGAGTAACGTAGATGCTTACTTGCCACAGGTAAAGCAGCTACTAGCAATGGCAGCACAGCCTCAAGGCGGGGCGCAGCCCCCAGGAGCGCCGAATGGTGCTGGAGGAGGAATGCAAGGTGGAAATCAACAAGTTGGCGGATTTGGTGCCTTACCGGGAGCATCTCAAGACTTTATGGGAGGAGGAGCGCTTCCAGCCGGTGGTGGCCTT